CTGTATCGATATCAACTAATGTTGTCGCTCTAAATAAGTTGTTAATAACACGAGATTTTGCCTTCATAACGGATGCTACTGTAGGATTTTGAGAGAATCCCGGTGCGGCAATAAGCCCTGGCACAATGCCGAAATGATGATAGATTGTATCAATCAATTCAAAGCCGGTTGCTTTATCGTTGCTATCCACCCCGCCGATTACATTTCTATAATCAAAGTTTTCTACATCAAGTTCATCATAAGTAAGGTTCAATGTAGTAGCTGTATCAAATTTTCCACCTTTTACAACGGAGATAACCAATTGATTTTTGTCATCAAAGGCTGCCGTGTAATCTGTGTTAGCTACACCCGCTTGGCCAGCACTAGATACTTTTAATGTATTAAGCAATACTGCTGCTTTTACTACACATTTCTTTTCTGCCAATGTAGCAGTTGTTGTAGTGGATTTCTTATGCTTAGCAGGATCCAATACATTAACAAATACGATTGGAGCTACACCATACAATTTGAATTGTGCGTACATCGCTTCACATAATGTGAAATGTGCCCAATCTTCAGAGTAGCCAAGTTGTTGAACAGCTTCTTCCCAGCTGTAGCAGATGATTGGCTTGTTGACTACCGCACTAGGGTCTTCTGTAAGGTGTACAGGTGCAGTACCGAACACAACAGGAAGGCCGGCAGTAGTTTGGACAGGAGCAATTACAGAGGTAGCTTGCTCACTTGTTTTGACGCCATGATAAAAGGCCATTTACTTCACTCCTTTATAATTTTTCAATGCGTTTACATAAAATACATTTAATTGTGTACCTTGTGTTTTGACGTCAATCATTGCCTGATTAAGCTCACCTAAAGGCACGAATAAATGCATAAAAATAGGGTCTTCCGCTTCCGGCAGTGGTGCACCGTCGCTAAAAACCATGAATTGGTTTAGCCGGCTACTGCGGAACGAAGGCCCAACATATACAACAGGGTTCATCGTTGTCTCCTATTCAATTACTTTGTTATCCGTGAATATCTTATTTAGATTCCTACGAATAACAGGAATATACACTTCAAATTCAAGATACCCAACCCATTGAGGGTATGGTTGATCATCAGGAATTGTTGTATTAATGGTATTCTCCTTAATTTCATATTTAAGTGCTACCGGATTATCAGATAACAACCGCTCACGCACTACCTCTAATAGGTGATATAGTCCGACATGGCCTTCAGTTAAGGCTTCATCATAAGTAGTTACCAATACAGTAATACCTACCGTCGAACTATCTGCATCACTAACAGAGTACGGATGCACTACTACGGCCGGGCATAATTTGCGCTTGTCTTCATTCTTGTCCACTCTTGGTAAGAAACCGCTCCATACTCGAATAGGTCTTTCGGTAACATCACTGTTTTCATTCAGCTTTCGTAACTCATTCATGAGATATTTAGCAATACCATCTGATACATCTAATGGCGTCATTAGTTACCTCCTAACGCGCGCTCTAATTCGTGATATAAGCGCTTTTCATACATTTCCATGCCTTCCTTTTGCATGGCATTCATAACAGTTTCATTACCAAACATTTGCGGTAAGGCTGGCCCATATATTCCCTTTAACGGATATCTGTCCTTGCCTTGGCGTTTCATAAAGATACCGGATGCACTAACAAAGCCGTTTGGTACCTTTGTTTCTGTAGCTTTTTTAATCGATACAAACACACCTTTTCGCTTAAGTGATTTAATTTTGAAGTACTTTTGAGCGCTAGTATAGCCACCTTTGATACGCATTTCTGTGCCATCATTCAATTTATTGATAGATACACCGGACTTTACAACCGATACACCTTTGATAGCATAGATATTGCGTAGTGCTTGCGTGCCTGCTTTTCTTGCAGTTGTTGCTGCACGCTTTGATGCGGCTTGGCAGACACGTCGAACTCTATCTTCTTTTAACGTTTCCAGTGCTTTTTCAATTGTTGCCACTGCACTTTTATCAAGTTCTAGCTCAACCATCCGTCAACACCGCCTCTAGCTTCTGCTCTTAATTCAATGGATACTAACCCATCTTCTTCCATTGCACTTTGAACGACGTAAACGTCTCCGTCTAATCGGAATACGTTCCCCTGTGATGGAATTTCAGGAATGTCCTTTAATTTGCAATGCACAAATACAGACACCCCGTGCAATCCGTCATTTGATACGTGAGAGCCATTCGACAAGAATGACTCTCTCGCCGTTGGCGATTGAATAACCGCTTTAGCTACTGTGCCATTTAGATCATGCCCTTCGGCGAATTCGTCCTCATTTAGGAATACATCGTCAATATCGCTTTCTAGGTAATCTCTAAATCGCATTATTTTTTCACCGTAACTTCCGCATCAACTTCAGGTAATTCCATTTCTTCTTCCGGTTCATCTGGAACGACTTCCAATGGCTTCGGCGCTTCAATAGGATCATCTTCAGCAGATTCAAACTTATCAGATTCAAGCAAGGACAACGCGACTGCTTTCTTTTTGATATCGACTACTTCGCCCTTACCATACATCTCGCCTTCGTGTGCTAAATAACCCTTTAATACTCTGATTTTCATAAGTAGGTTACCCCCTATTTAGTCTTAATAGTAGCCCAATCATCGATAGTTTCAGGAATCAATACACAACGGGAGTATACAGACAATGTTAATTCTTGTGTAGCTTTATTAGCATAGTAATAAGGTACATAAATACCTGCATATGTTGTGAATTGGTTGTCATCGTTAAGCAATGTTACTGCTGCATGTTGTTGACGGCCACGACCAGGTACACCTAATACTGCAGCATCATCACCGATAAAGGATTTTACCTTGCCTTCATCATCTTGATATGTTTCAAGATATGCATACACATCAATGTTTAAGGACATGATACGGCCAACATATCGAACTTGTGGAGATAAGTATTCAGGCGCAAAGTTAAACATTGTCATGTTTTCACGATTAGGAATAGCCAATATCTTGTTAATAGATGCGTTATCAAGAATATATTTTTCAACATTCTTACCGACAACTAATACAGTTGGTACGATTCCTGCGTTTTCCTGAATTTTTTCGGACGCCATTTTCAAGTCGCCATAAATATCGGCACCAGCTTGGTCCCATGCAGTAGTAGGTGTGATGTCTTGTTCAAATTCAAAATCAATTTCATCAGTTAGAACAGTCGCGCCATCATCAGCATAACCTTCGATTTTGCATTTACCAGTGGTAAGCAAATCGGCCGCCATTTTGTTTTTACGATTGATGATTGTGCCTTGCAAATAAGACAAATCTTCAGCTTGCATTTGTGCCGCACGTTGCGCAGGTGTCATTGTAGATACAATATTTTCCGCAAATGCACGTTGGTCAAGTTGCTCAGGATCAATTACTGTACGAGGGCCCATCATAGGCGCTTCATATAAAGCAATTTTAGAGCCGGCACGTTTAACATTTACACCAGATGCGCCACGAGATACAAAAGGTGCTAGAGTGCGACCACGTTTACGAGTTTCTACTGCGATTTTTTTAGAAGTTGCAACTGCCGGAACTTGTGGGAAGAAAGTATCAAGCAAGAAACTTGCCGGAGTTTTCATTCGTTCTACAGCTTGCATTAAAGATAACGTATCTTTGAAATCAATTGCCATTATATAGTTCCCCCTATTTAATGCTAGTTAAGAATAAGTGAGCGTCTTTAAAATCCGCTTCATGTTCATTAATTTTGTAAGCTTTATCAACTACCAATACTTCACGATTAAAGCGACCGGAGACATATACAGTCACTACATTGTGATCAGTAGTTGTAGTAGTATCAGCTACCACGATACCTGCAGGTTTACCACTTGCAATTTTTTGGAACGTACCAGAGTTATTTTCAAGAACTTGGCCACGTTTATATTCACCAACTGCTGCTTTTACATTTTGAGTTAATACAGGCACACCGCCACCACCTAATAGGTAATCAGCTGCGACGCCATTTACTTGTTCGAAATACGCCATTATTTACCGCCTTTCTTAGCATTTGCATATGCTACAACTTCATCAATTGCACTAGCTTTAGCTACTGCATCATTGGTTTCTGGTGTAGATGCACCTTGAGGTGCCACTTTATCCGCACCGGATTCCATTTGATCGATAACCAATTGTCTAATTTGGTCGACTACTTTGTTATCAGTTACAGGAATATCGGATACGGCGGAGATGAAAGGTGTTACTTCATCTACAGTTTTACCTTCTTTAACAGCCACATCTACTAAACGATTGATAACTTCATTGTTCCCTTTTAGTGCGTTTAAGGTTTCAACACGTTCACGTTCTGCTGTTACTGCTGCATTTTCCGCAGGTTCGTTTGTAGAAATACCGAGCAAACCTTTTAAGCTTGCCATGAATTGGTTTTCAGTCATAGGTTTCTCCTTATGTTTTAAAAATTGTTTGATTTTGGCTTCATTTTTGGCCGAATATTTGCAAGATACTTTGTTAACGATAACCATCCCATCATTCATAACAGCCTTATCAGTAATCGCCGTGTCTACTTCATCAATTAGGCCGTAGGACTTCGCCTCATCCGCTGTGAGCCACGTTTCGTCATCCATAAGGGTATTTATCTGCTCAGGTGTCAAAACATCGCTACGACTTAGATAAACATTTGCAATGGTTTGTTTAACACTTTCCAAATAATTCGCCATTTTAGTTAGTCCGTCTGCATCAAAGCTGTCGCCTAAAAATACAGATGGATTGTGAATCATGTACAGAGCATTGCTTGGCATGATTACCTTATCAGCCGCACATGCAATAATTGTAGCTGCACTCGCGCATAAGCCATCAATGTGTGCTGTTACTTTTCCAGCATAGGCTTTGATCATATTGTGGATAGCTTGTGCCGCGAATACGTCACCACCTCCAGAGTTGATGCGCATTGTTAATTCATTACCATTACAACTAGCTAAGTCACTTGCAAATTCACGTGGTGTAATTTCATCGCCCCACCAAGAAGTCTCAGAAATATCACCATATAAAATCAACTCAGATTGGCCAGTTCCATCTTGCTTTACAAAATTCTTAACAGACCAAAATTTATTCATCCTCTTCACCTCCTTTCGCTTCAGATTTAGAGCCAACGGAAGGATTACCCGCATCAGCTAGCCCCATGCCGTATTTCTCCATGAGTTGCTTTTCAAATGCAAGTTGTGCAATGTTTTCTTCAAGGTCTGTCCCTGTCATTTCAGCCGCTTCACGTTCGCGAGTGGAAACTCCATTTTCAACGCGAAGTGTACTACCATTCATATCCTTAACTGGGTCAAGGATGGACATAGTCGGTCCAAACCAATCAGCATTGCACCATGCTTTTCGAATTAATGGATCATCAAAGAAACCAGGTGCCTCTATTCGTCCATTCGCTACGGCTTCCATTAACCACACTTCATAGATAGGCTGACAGAAATCACGAGCGAACCACTTACGCCGTAGTTTATATTCTTCCCAAGCCTGTAACATTGCTGCGCGGCTTGCAGAATACGAGGAGTTGAAGTTCTTCATCAATACTTCGTAAGGCTGGTTAAGTGCAGCACCTACTTGTTTGATGAGTTGAGTACTAAATACTTCAAAAGTAGATTGAGCGTTGGAGGCATCCACACTCTTTACATCCACACCTTTCGGTAAGGCGTTTAATGTGCCAGGCCCTAAGTTATACTCTGATACATCAACTACTGGTTCTGTTGGATCATCAACGCCATTATCGGCCAACATATCATTTAACGATCCTGAGTTAGTAACTGCTTCTGTAAAGAATAGTGCGAAGTACGATTTAATAATGGCAGATGTAAGCTCTGCATTTGTGTACCGATACACTTGCTTTAGCGTTTCAATGACTGGGGCTAAATAAGGCACCCCTCTATACTGCTCCGGTCTAGTATCATTACTAATTTGAAGCACATTAGGAATACTTGTACGCTTTCCGTAGGCCTCAACCCTTACCCATGACGTTAATATACTTGTAATTGGTTCGCCTGGTACTTGATTAGACACCCAGTAAGCTACAATTGCGCCGTCAGTATCAATTTCCACACCATTCAATATGCGATTTCCGTTATCTGAATTAAGTGCTTCAACTCCAGTTGGGTCGCCTGTAGCATACGTTGAAGTGGTGAGCGGGTTGCTTACTCTATTCCCTTCAATTAATTGAAGCCGTAATGTATACGGCATATCTGGCGTAGTGGGCTTACGTCTGAACACTGCAAAACTATCACCGTCAGTAAGATACCCTTGATATGCAATACTTTGCATATCGTACAAATTGTTTTTGCGATAAATATCACAGTCTTTTGAGTCTGCCCATAAGTCGAACTCTGCACGCACCTTACGTGCCCACGCTCTGGCGTCCTCTGCAGATATTCCCAAGATTTGAAATTTAGGTCTAGGGAATACATTGAGGCCTGCGCCAACGGTATGGGTAGTACTCGTGTTGATTGCAGCCGTTCCGACTGGTGTATTTATGGCTAAATCTGCTGATCTATCTCGCAAAGTTGATAGATTTGCGCCAATATCAGCCTTATAGCCCAGTTTTTTAGGGTTATATCCCTTCAATGATTTGTTATTATGAGAGGCACCGCCCTCGCTATATCCGCTATTTTGAGCCCTAGGAGTGCCTATTTTAGCGCTAAATTTCTTGTTTTTTCTCGCCATTTTAGCCTCCTAATCTCTAAAAACTACCCGTTTTGACCTGTTTCCGCGCCCATTATCAGTGTCCATATCTGGTAATTTAGCGCCCCTTGCCACTAAATCATCAATCATTTTTCTTACTTCAGCCAAATTTGCCCTTGTAAGAGTACGATTTCCGATTGTATAACTTTGCCCGGTCAATATTGCTCCCTCAGCTTTGACGTACCATTCTAATCGCACGTCAATTAGCCTTGGCTTTCTTGAATAACTAGTTGCCATACATCCTCCTAAATATCTGCTACTTTACTAGCTCTACGAACGCGTTTTCTCATTGGTTTCTTCCGCGTATTAGTCACTGTTGTAGTAGAATGGCCTCCTCCTTTGACTACTTCCGCCAATCTATCCCAATCAGGATGGATTGAGTTCATACAAGCTAGGTTGTATACGCGTAAGTCCAAAGGTTCGTTGCGAACTCCTGCAGTAGGTTCCCATATCTCGTGAATAACGCCCTTACGTTTTACTTTCTTCTTGTGTTCTGAAATAATTCCCTTGAAATACAACTCGTCATACCCTCTAGTTCCTAGAAATTCTTCGTCCAATGGGAAATGAAAGTATTTAGCACCAGGTTCTTCGATAGCCAATCGGTTCATTATCTGTTGTTTCCCATCGTCAACACCTAGCATTACAAGCGGAATCTTACTTCCGGAAGCTTTACCAATCTTATAGTTCAAAGGTATACCCGGTGTTCCGGCCGTACCCTTGATAGCAAATCGTTGCTTACTAAAGTTCTTTTCACAATATTCGTATACTTTTGACGTGTAGTGACCGCCGGAGTCAATGAAAGCACGAGCTACTTTAAGGCCTGTGCCATTCTTAAAGCGGTATACCTTATCAAGTACCGCATCAAGTGCATCCCAAGTTGCTTTATTGTCAGGCTCACCTAAGATAACGCCCTTACAGATGCCCCAACATTCTTCGCCATATCCCCAACCTGTGATTTCATACTCTAACCGGTTGTCTTGTGTATCGACGGCACCTGTTAGCAGTAACACACCGTCCGGAAGGTCTGCACCATATTTCTCACGGCGCCTAATGAATTGTTGATAGTCTTCAAAGGCACCTTGCTGTGCGTATGACTCACCGAAACGTGTATTCATAACTACCTTTTCACGAGTAGGGTCACCTTTAGCCTCTAACCATTCCCTCATGATGTCATTCCAGGTTAGCCAAGGAGACGTGAATCCATTTACAAAAAAACTGCGTATGCCATTATGCAACGCAGCAGGGTTTTTCGATATGTACTTCTGAGGAACTTTCCGCATTTCGTCTTCAGAGAATGTAGATCCGCAATCAGGGCACCGCCATTTCACATCGCTAACTATAACAATTTTCCGACCTTTGGCATCCTTATGTTCCTCAGTTTCACATTCCATTTCAGTATGCCGTATCAAATGGTACTCACCGCAATTAGGGCACTCATGTTGCCACTCTTCTTGCGTACCTGTTTGATACTCTACATCGATTCGTGAGCTACCTTCATTAGTTGGTGTGGAGAATAACCCCATGACCCTGTTCCAGAACGTTGTCATACGTTTGGCGGCAAGGTCTACTGGGTCACCTTCTGTGCCAGCGCTATCGGGGAAGCGGTCTA